ATGTATGTAATAACTTGGGATTTCATCTTTACGAACTCGGCTCATAGGACATTTGAATTCTACCAATCGTCCATACCTACGTGGATCGGCATCTGCATATCGTGGAACAATCAATCCATCTGGCGATGCGCCTAAGAATTTATGAACAGGATGCTGACAACAGCCTACATCAATAATATCGCAGCCTGTTGTATCTTCATAGATCTTCTTTGCAACAGGTTCAAATCGTGTTCCCCAAATTAACGCTGGAACTGAGTTGAATGCATTGTTATCAGTTTTTGTTGGAGGTTCAAGCTTTTTCAATAATAGTTCAAGACGAGATGCTGCAGAAGTCCAAACCTTTGAAACTTCTGAAGCAGTAATCATTGTTCCTCGTTGAGTGTGCCATGCATCGGTTCTCTGATCTTGCTTTCCATACAATCGGATTACACGTTCAAAACACCGATCACGCATCCACATTCTTCCCACATCTCCCATCATTAACTTGTCGGCAAGTTCTCGAACATAGTTCTTCAGAAAGCGAATCGTTAGAGCAGGTGCTAGAACATGACACAGAACTACAAATCGGCGTAGTCGAGCGTTGAGGTGAGTATATGGACGTTCGTCCAATAGATAAGGAGTCAATATCTCCTCCATTAAGGTTCTCTTGTTCAATAGGCGAAAGTCCATTTTGCTTAAACATTTCAGAATATGCTTGCTTACGTTGTGTAAGATAGGCTTCAAAATCACCTGCTCCCATTACACCTAGCTCAGACGAACGACTGAACATTTCATCATACATCTTCTTGAACTCAGCATCAATCTCATCTTGACGATCAAGAGGAAATCCTGCGTCTTCAATTGTAGGAATTACATCACCTTCCTTAAACACTGGATCAGGTTGCTGAGGCTGATCTTGAACCATTTCTAAGAAAGTAGCATATTCCTTTTCACCATCAATCATCATAAAAAGACCAGGTGTAGTGGCTTCCATAATTCTACCTTCTTCACGAATTCTATTAACTGCTTCCCAAGTACAGATAGCTTTTGCAACACCAGGTTCTTGCTCTCTTTCCTTCTCAATAGGTTCAAGTTTTGGAATGAGTGAAGGCAAAATAATTCCAGGACAATCAATCTCAGCCATTTGTATTTATTCTATGGACCCACTTTAAGCGAGAATACCGCAGTAAAGATACAAAATGGAGGTCATTCAAAATCGAGATCACTGGGTTTTACACCGCTTACAAGGGTTTTATTCAAATGAAGAAAACTTCAAAAAAGTTCAATCCATTCTATCAGGCGAATCTAAGATTAGTCTTAGGCTCCTTGACTGGTTGGTCACAAACTACGCAAAGAAGCATAATGTATCCTATCTAGTTGGATCTCGACACGTCATTGTCTATCTTGCTTACAAGTCTCACCTTAAGGCCTACAGTAAAAAGATGTTTGACCCATTCTGCCGTTGGAAGCGTATTCAGTTTATGGGTTTGGATACGACTGTTGGACAACTTAACTTCTTTGAATGGGCTCTTCAAGATGATGTTCTAAAGTATCTAGAAGAACATTATGATGAAATTCATGCGGATATGGAAGCCTGTTCAACTACCATTCAACCTAAGGCTACTGAGGAAGGTGTTCGTCGCAAGAGGCATGAACTAAGTCGATCTGCAACGAAGGCTGTGCGTCATCATGACGTCAAAGTTGTTGTATCCTTTGAGTAATGCAGTCTATACTGGATCCAAAGGTCATCTATAAAGATTTATCAAGAGACATTGTGGAGCATGACGTAGATGTCGTGTCTGATTTATGGAATATGGATGGTCGTGATGTCTACAGGGGTTCCCGAGATAGACAATACGAGCATGCTAATGTGTATTGGTTATATACTGAAGATTTAGAGAGAGTAGGATTAGTGGAACATTCACTTGAGAATCAAGCAGACTTCCGTATTCTTTGGTTTCACGATAATCCTTTTGCTACTCTTCTTCAAGAAGAATGGACAAATGAACAGAGTATTTGGTCAGTTTTATCACGACCCGCTGTTGAGATGTTTCTTGCAGAAGATTCGACTACTCCTGAGACACTTTTAAAGGGATGTCTTCATGGTCCTACTCGTATTCTTACAGTGGATATGGTACTTAACAAGCCTCTTGTATATCGATGTTCAGTCTGTGGTGGTAAATCCATGAAGAAAACGGAATGTGCTGAGTTCCAAACTCAAACTGAACTAGACTTTCCAGATCAAGCAAAAATAATATTTATAGACGATGATTTATACGTCTGTGAACCACCTACTGGTTCAAGAGTTTGGGAACTTTTAGGTTTTAAATCGCAGCTCCCACTACACGACGCTTTGATGCCTTTGCAGGAGCTGGAGGAGCAGCCTTTACTTCAATCGCAGGTGGAGCCGATGGAGACTCAGGAACAAATGCCGACTCCTCAACTACCTCCTCTAGACGCTCAGCCAAATTTGATTTTACCTCATCTTCCTCTCCAGCATCCTCCTCAGCATCAAACAACTGAGCGGCTGTCACTCGCTGCTGTGCCGACACTTGCGCATACGAAATACGCCATGTCACTCCAAAGCCCTGACCGGAGACGTAGATACTCGGGCTGACAATGAACCTTGCTTCCATACGCTTAGGAAACACAGTCTCTAGGTTATCAGTGCTGAGTGCAATAGGACGATTTGCCATATCGACTGCGTCCATATTGACTTTGCCATCATACACTGGCACTTTCATTCTGAAGCTTGGTGGATACTTTCCATTGGGCACCCACTCTGCACCCTGCTTCTCTACACTAGGACTGACTAGTGCTTTCATGCTGTCACGGAGGACATCCTCCTTGCGAGCACGACCAAACCACGAAGTTGACTTCTCAACTGCGGTCTTAATGACCTTCTCTTCAAGGTCCTTGAGGAAATTGTACATTTGTCCAATCTCATCTGCATCCTCGGGTGCACGCTCCTTAGCGTAGGAATCGCAGCCACGAAGACTGGCGAGCATTGTATAGTTGATTCCATTCTCAGTTTCTTTGATTGAGACGCCCATTGGATACTGGAGTTTAGGAATTCGCATCTGGAAATTCTGTCCATTATACTTGATTGGAACACTCTTGGAACCATTAGTTTTGCTTACACGAATATCTCCGAAAGAAACTTTGTTGATATCGAGATTGGAGGCGTTGATAATTGCGTTGACTGACATTCTATTCTTGGGTATACATTCTATACCTATGATTAGGTCTAGATCCATTTTGTCGCCACGTTTATGGGTTCAGTTTTATTAAATGGCAACTTTCATATAACAGACCTTCGCTAAAGAATGGTTAGATGTGCATCAGTTAAAAAGAAGGGTTCTACACTTCAATGCACGGCCAATGCAATCTTTGGACATACATTATGTGGAAATCACGCAAGGTCTAAAAACGTAACCTTATGGAAAGATACACGTGAGAATGACGTAAGGATCATCAAATGTCAAGCGATAGCTAAGGGTTGGTTTACTAGACATTATCTTCGTCTTGCAGGTCCTGGAGTTTTACGAAGAAAGGGTCTCGCAAATGAAGAAGAGTTAGTCTCTTGTGATGAAGCTTCAAAACAACATCCATTTGACTATTTTGCTTTTGTAGAAAATGACAAAACATGGTGGTTCTCATTTGGAACCATTTGGACTTGGTCTTTGAAATCGGTTGAACCTTCAAATCCATATACACGAACTCCATTGACTATGGAAGTTCGCAAACGATTGAGAGAACTATGGGCATTTCGACTTCACCATTCAATTCCTGTGCCTAATGAACCAGAAGATCCAGATGAACGTATTCGTTGTAGATGGGTGATGTTATGTCAAACGTTTGCAGATTATGGATTCACAGACGTATCACTCGGACAAATGCTACAACTAACTAAACAGTCTCACATTGCAATGTGGAAGTTTTTAAGAGAAGATTCGCCTACTGCACTCTCTTGGGCTAGACATATGTTGAAATCTGAAATTACTAATACAAATTCACTTACTTATACCATTAACTCTGTCCGATTTCTTATGAGAGTTGTCACGATTGAAAAAGATCCGTATATAACCATTTTCAATGTGATGTCAGCGATTTATCGTTGTTAGTTTTTTGATTATTTCAGATGCAGTTAGCATTTCTGCAGTAGGGAAATCCTTTTGAATACTCTTATTCATCTTTTCTACGTATTTTTTGAATTCATCAAATGATTTCATATTAACCATATCATTTGACCAAAAATGGTTTCTGAATTCATCAAAAGGTTCCTTTTTCAATACCTCTTCAAAATCAGTCTTATATTTGCATAAGAGATTCAAATCTCTTACCAATTTACCCCTATAATACTGTTCATAGTCTTTTCTTATAAGGATATAGACTAGATCAGGTGTGAATGGTAAGTTATCCTTTCCTTGAAGTCCAACAAATACAATATGTTTATGCTCAGAGACTAGTGCATTAACATCTTTGATTACACCCTTTTGAACGGTATCAATCCTTTTATGTTTTTTCCAATTGTTTTCGTAAATATCATCTAAGTCATACCCTTTAACTGATAAACTCTTTAAAAGTGTTGTCTTTCCTGAACCGGAAGCACCAGTGATATAAACTATCATTCTATTATCTATACTAGAACATGTAAAAGAAACCTTTACCATACTTTGTCAACATATATCTTTGGAACTTGTCTTTTGTTTTTATGATTTCAAGTGTTAAGTTCATGATATGAAACCATCGATTGTTATGTAGTTCATAGAATCTAAGCACTCTGCTCTCCATCTAGTTTTATACAAAATGGAACTGACTAAGCCATTTAAACCAAATCTTATCCGTCATCATGAATATCTTTGTATTATCAGTAGACCCCAAAGAAGCCGCCGAGTATCATTGCGACAAACATGTCGTCAAAATGATTCTTGAAACTGCCCAACTACTCTATTGTTCACACTGGGTTTTGAATCCAGATGGTCTTCCTCCAATCGCCTATAAAAAAACTCATCCTAATCACCCCTGTTCAATTTGGATTCGTGAGTCCATTGAAAACTACCAATGGCTCTCAGATCTTGGAATCGCTCTTTGTAATGAATACACATATCGCTATGGAAAACGTCACAAGACACAAGATCATCTAGAATGGTTATCAGCTAACATTCCACCCTTGCCAAAAGTTGGTCGAACACAATTTCGAATGGCTATGCCCAATGAATTTAAGTGTGAAGATCCTATCATAGCTTACCATTCATACTACTTGATTGCCAAGGAG